GTTCACAAAAAATTACAGGCTCAGCAATTCAATTAGATTGTTCAGGCGATATTATTTTTGACGCTGGTGGAGGTGATGTTTTTTTTAAGGACGATGGAACATTAATTGGCAAAATAGCAAACAACGATAACTCAAACTTTAGAATGGATTGTTCTGTGCAAGACAAAGATTTTATATTGGGTGGAAATGATGGGGGAAGTATTATTTCTGCTATGGTGCTAGATATGAGTGCTGCTGGTGCTGCTACATTTAACAATGATGTTACTGCATTCTCTGATGAAAGATTAAAAAGAGATATAGAAACAATTCCGAATGCTTTAGATAAAGTATGTCAACTGCGTGGTGTTACATTTGAAAGAATAGATGACGAAGGTCGTAAAAATATGGGTGTAATTGCTCAAGAAATAGAAAAAATAATACCAGAAGTTGTAAGAGAGGATAAGTCAGAAGAAAAAATTAAATCAGTTGCTTATGGTAACATGGTCGGAGTACTTATTGAAGCAATAAAAGAATTAAATGCTAAGATAGAGGAACTTCAACATGCCAATAAAGAGTAGTCCAGCTCCCCTTGCAATATCAGAAATTGTAACCGAGTTCGGTGATGACGCCGGTGGTTCTGATTCTCTATCAGAATACTATAAAGGTGGTGCCAATGTTAATGATGTTGCTACAAATAGTAATATACCAACTTCTGGTGCTATTGACATAGGCGACTTCTATGGTGCAGGTAATGCTGTATCAGTAGCTGCTAGTGCAGGTACAAACATTGATGTTGCACCTTTATTTGGAAGTCCAGATACTTTTACAAATGCTGTATCAAAAATTTTAACAATAGCTGCCCCAATTCAAATCGTAGGTAACAATGTTGCCTTAACTGTTCCTTCAACTATGGCAGGAACACTTGATATACAAAACGCAGGAAACATTATCGGCTCAAGAGGAGGTGGTGGTAATGCTGGTTCAGGTGGTGGTAATCCAGAAGGTGGTGCTGGTAGTGCTGGTGGGGCTGCAATCTCTATTCAAAAAGCCGGTGTTACAATAACTAATTCAGGAACTATCTCCGGAGGCGGAGGTGGCGGCGGCGGTGGCGGAATGGGCGCTAACTCTAGTTCTTCAAATACAACAAACTTTGGTAGTGCCAGTTATAGTAATAGTAGAGGTTGGCGCCAAAATTTTGGACCTCACGGTTCCGGTGGTGGTGCAAGTGGTTTCTATGATGGTGTTAATTTTGGTCCTGCTGGTACTAATAACACAACATCAATATCACAAGCAAGTCCACCAGGCTCAGGTACAATGAACAGAGGTAATCCATTAGGCGATGGTCCTAATACGGCCAGTCATTCAAAAAGATATAATGTCGGTGGTGGTTCTTATCAAACTACATCCACTACAGCAGGTGGTGCTGGTGGTAATGGTGGTAACGGATATGGATTTGATTCATCAAGTGTTGTAAACGCTCAATCAGGTGCTTCCGGTTCTTCACCAGGTGGTGCAAATGGTGGCGCTGGTGGGGCTGCAGGTGCAGCTGGTGCTGGTGGTTCAGCCAGTCCGGCAAATAACGGTGGCGCTGGTGGTGCAGGTGGTAATTCAGTTACATCTCCTGGTTCAGTAAACTATACAGTATCTAATACAGGTACAATAAATGGAACACAAGGATAATGCCAGCAAGAATTACACATAACGAAGGAACAATTAATGGTTCAAAAGAACATACTTTTGTAGAGTTTATACTTGTAGGTGGTGGTAATACAAATCACGGTGGGCAAGTAATAAAAAATTATGGAAGAATTAAATGTAAAACTATTGTAAATGTTATGATAGGTGCAGGTAATATAAAAGGTTGTCAATCAACTATTACATGGAGTGCAAGTGATAATACAAAAACTCAAATTACATCTGATTATGGTTTTGAATATTTAAAGGAAGATAATAATGGAACTAATAATTGGCATAATGATACAATTATTGCAAAGGGTGGTGAAGAAACATTATTGATAGATAATCTAACCGGTGAAGAAGTTAGATATGGAGATAATGTAAATAGGCCAGGAACATGTGCAATAAAAATGTTAGCAACAGATTATACAAATACATTAGTAACAGGAAATCCAGAAGTAAAAACTGATGGTGATTACAAAATTTTAGTTTGGAATCAACCAGGAACAATACAGGCACCATAATGGCACATTTTGCAAAAATAGACCCAAATAGTTTAGTAACTGATATTGTCTTTGTAGATAATGCTATTACATCAAATGTTTATTTAGATAGTGATGATGATGATAAAGAAAAATCTAATGAAGTAGAACAAAATGGTATAGATTACTTACAAGGTATTTTTGGTAGTGATACTATATGGAAACAATGTTCATTTAATACTTGGAAAAATAAACATAAATTAGGCGGTACTCCACTTAGATATAATATGGCTGAAATTGGTTATACATATGATTCTTTAAGGGATGCATTTATTCCACCTAAACCTGGTAATGGATATATACTTATAGAAAAAACTTTACAATGGACTTCAGTAGCAGATTTTTCAAATGATTATATTAATAGATTAAAAACTTATAGACAAGAGAATTTCTAATGGCAGTTACACAAAAAACAGCAGAAAATTTTGGTTTAGACCAAGGGGCAACATTTAGTAAAAACTTTACAGTTACTACTGATGGTTCAACTGCCTATGATATTTCAGGATTAACACTTCAAGCACAAATGAGAAAAAGTTATGATTCTTCTTCTGTTACTGCTACATTTACAGCAAGTGTGGTTACAGGTGCAAGTGGTATTTATAAATTAGTATTAACAGAACCTACAACACAAGGAATATCTGCTGGAAGATATGTATATGATGTAGAATTAATATTATCAGATTCAACAATAGAAAAGGTACATTATGGTGTTGTTACTGTACATCCAGAGGTAACAAAGATATAATGAATGAATTACAAGAGTTTTTCCAATCTGTCGCAATAGAAAAAAAGAAAGTATCTGAAGAACAGGCACGAATACAGGCAAGAGAGCAAAGATTACAACCACAAGTTAAGGTCGAATTAAATGACCTATCAGATTTTTTTGGCACACTAGCAAGTGCAAAAAGAAATCTTACACCTAAAACTATAATGGATTCTGTAACTCCAGCAAAACCAGAACAAACAAAAATGAATTTAGAATTAGAGAGTTTTTTTAGTAGACTATCTAATTTTGAAAATGCATTAGAAGAACAAATTAATCTACCTACACCAAAAGATGGTGATAAAATAGAAGTAGTTATATCAGATTCAAGAAAAGAAGAAAAATCAAGTACTCAATTACTTGCAGACGCTATGAGTAACTTTACAAAAGATAGTCCTGGTCATATGGCGCCACCTATCATTACAGAAGAAAAATCTGAATTAGCAAAAATTAAAGAAGAATTTAGACACTTTAAAGAAATGGTCATTAAACAAATGTCATCTATCGGTGGCGGTGGTGAAGTCAATCTATTAAAACTAGATGATGTAGATACTGGTGCTATAGGTAATGGAAAAGTATTATCATATAATGCTTCAACAGGTAAACTACAATTTGTTACATCAAGTAGTGGTGCTTCTAATTTACAAGATTTATCAGATGTAGATACAACTAACTTGGCAGATGATTCTATTATGCAATACAATTCAACTTCTGGCAAATTTGAATTTACAAATGAATTAGATGGAGGTACTGTATAATGCCTGTTGCAATTAAGATAAAAAGATTTACAACTGCTAGTGATGTACCTAATACTTCAGAATTAGTAGATGGTGAAATTGCAGTTAATATTGCAGATAAGAAAATTTATGTAAGAGATGGTTCATCTATTGTTACAATAAGTGGTGCTGATTTTAGCGCTGTTGGGGAAGATATAATACCTGACGCTAATGGTACTAGAAATTTAGGTAGTTCAAGTAAAAGATTTGCAGAGTTATTTCTTGCAGGAGAAACAATTAACTTAGGTGGTGCAACAATATCATCTGATGGTACTGGTACAGTATCAGTATCGGCAACAGGTGTAACATTACCTGCTGAATCAAAAGATGAAGACGGAAATAAACTTGCTGTACAAGGTACAGGTGGTAGACAAGTAATTAAGAAAGTACCATTTTTTACAGCAGCTGGTGGTCTTAATACAATTAATAAAAATTTTGAATTTAATGCTACAATTGATAACAGAACGGCGTTTGGGGATGCTCATACATTTACACTATCAGATGGTAGTACATTAACTGATACTGACCCAACCCTATTTCAATTTTAGATAAATAGTAAGAACGAGAGAGAATAAATATGGCAGTTAAAACACCTATACGAGGCGTCTTTAGTGGCAGTACGGCCACAGGACTTGCCGAGTATCAATCAGGCGATTTTATAGGACTAACACATGGTGGTTTGGGTGCTTCGTTGTCTATTGGTTCTGCCGGTCAAGTATTAAAAGTAAATTCTGGTGCTTCAGCATTAGAGTTTGGTTCTGTTGAGGCAATTGTAAATATAGATGGTGCAACTAATTTAGAAAGTGCCACATTAGCCGTTGGTGATAAACTATTAGTATCAGATGGTGGTACAGAAGGTAGAGTATTATTATCACAATTAGATACTTTATATTCAGGCACAACAAAAACACTTACAAATAAAACAATAAGTGGTAGTGCAAATACTTTATCAAATATAGGTAATAGCTCATTAAGTAATTCAAGTGTAAACTTTGGTGGAATTACAGTAGCACTTGGTGCTTCTGATACAACTCCTGCTTTTGATTTATCAGACGCCACTAGTTATCCAACATCATCATTAACAGGTACAATTACTAATGCTCAATTAGCAGGTTCTATTGCAAACGATAAATTAGCAGGTTCAATTGCAAATGCTAAATTAGCAAACTCATCAATAAACTTTGGTGGTGTTTCATTAGCACTTGGTGCTTCAGATACAACACCTGCTTTTGATTTATCGGATGCTACAGCTTATCCTACAAGTTCATTAACAGGAACAATTACAAATGCTCAATTAGCAGGTTCTATTGCAACTTCTAAATTAGCAGGCTCAATTACAAATGCTAAATTATCAAATTCATCAATAACAGTTACAGATGGTTCAAATTCAACAGCAACTGCTTTAGGTGGAACAATAACTTTTGCAGGAACAACTAATGAGGTTACTGTTGCTGAATCTTCTGGTACAATTACAGTAGGTTTACCAGATAATGTTACTATCGCAGGTAATTTAACTGTAAGTGGTACAACAACAGAAGTATCATCAACAACAATTAATGTTGCAGACCCATTATTAAGTATGGCGACAAATAATGGTTCAGCTGACGCTGTTGATATAGGATTTTATGGATTATATGATACAAGTGGTTCACAGGATTTATATGCTGGAATATTTAGAGACGCCAGCGATTCAGGTAAATTTAAAATATTTAAAGATAATCAGGCTGAACCTACAACAACTGTAAATACAAGTGGTACAGGATACGCCGTAGGAACACTTGTTGCAAACTTAGAAGGAAATGTTACAGGTAATGTAACAGGTAATACTTCAGGTACATCTGGTTCAACAACAGGAAATGCAGCTACAGCTACAATATTGGCGACAGCAAGAAACATTGGTGGAGTATCATTTAATGGCTCTGCTAGTATAGATTTACCAGGTGTTAATTCAGCAGGTAATCAAGATACATCTGGAAATGCAGCTACGGCTACAGTATTAGAAACTGCTAGAAATATAAATGGTGTATCATTTAATGGTTCAGCAAATATAGATGTTGGTACAGTTACATCAGGTTCAACTTCAATAACATCTAGTTTAGGTTCTATGGCACTAAACTCTGAAAGATTAGATATACCTGTGGGATTTATTACTATAAACATAGGTGGAACTAACTACAAACTGCCTTATTATAGTGCATAAATAGTATAGAGGAATTAAGATATGGCAAACCCAAATACAAGAGAAACACTAAAACAGTATGCTTTAAGAGCATTAGGCAAACCTGTAATAGAAATAAATGTTGATGAAGACCAACTAGAAGATAGACTAGATGAGAGTTTACAATATTTCGCACAATATCACACAGATGGTATTCGTAGAACTTATCTAAAATATAAACTTACATCAGATGATAAGGCAAGATTACAAAATAAAACTAGAAGTACTGAATCTGCTACTGATTTAGAAGAAGGTAGTGTATCAACTACACACTTTGAACAAGACAACTATCTTGTTATACCTGATACAGTAATTGCTGTTACAAACATATTTCCTTTTTCAGATAAAGGTAACTTAAATTTATTTGATGTTAGATATCAATTAAGATTAAATGACTTATATGATTTTTCTTCAACATCAGTAGTTAATTATGATGTTGTATTAAGACACTTAGATTTCTTAGACCATATATTAGTAGGTGAAAAACCTATTAGATATAATCAACTAGACAATAGATTATATATTGATATGGATTGGACAAACGATTTAGATGTTGATGAGTATTTAATTATTGACTGTTATAGAAAATTAGACCCTGCTACATACACAGATGTTTTTAATGACATATGGGTAAAACGATATGTTACTCAAAAATTTAAATTACAATGGGGTCAAAACTTATCTAAATTTGCTGGTGTTACTATGATTGGTGGTGTATCACTTAATGGTGTTGAAATTATGCAACAAGCAGAATCAGAAATATTAAAACTAGAACAAGAAGTCAGAAGTAATTATGAGGAACCACCTCACTTAATATTAGGATAACAACATGCCAACAAATCATTACTTTCAGGGTGGAAATGGCATAGGTTCATCAGAAGAAAAAAAACTTTTTGAAAACTTAATTATTGAAGGTTTAAAAATCTATGGACATGATGTCTATTATCTACCAAGAACATTAGTAAACAAAGACCTTATACTTGGCGAAGATGTTGCAAGTAAATTTAATGCAGCTTATCTTTGTGAAATGTATATGGATTCTACTGAAGGATTTGCTGGCGAACAAGAATTAATAAGTAAGTTTGGTTTAGAAATTAGAGAAGATACAACATTTACTGTATCTAAAAGAAGGTGGGAAGATATTGTTGGAGACCCTTCTACACAAATAGTTTCTGATAGACCAAACGAAGGCGATATCATTTATATGCCTTTGATGAATAGTTTCTTTGAGATTCAATTTATTGAAGACCAAGAACCATTCTTTCAATTAGGCAACTTACCTGTTTACAAACTAAGAGTAACTAGATTCGAGTATTCATCTGAAAGACTTGATACTGGCATTGCAGATATTGATAGTGCAGAAGATAAATTCTCACTTGATATGTTGGCACATCAAATGACTTTAGAGGCAGAAGAAGGTTCTCTATTACTTGAAAATGACAGAGCAAGTGGTGACGCCAATTACTTCTTAATGGAAACTTATGCATTACAAACACAATCACCTTATGCAAATAATATTGATTTAGATAGTGAGGCAGGTTTTGATACAGCAAGTGTGGGTGATGATATACTAGACTTTACAGAACGCAATCCATTTGGTGAGGTAGACTTCTAATGTTCGGAGGTTATTTTTACAATCAAACAATGAGAAGAATGACTATTGCATTTGGTCAAATCTTTAATAACATTCAAATCAAAAGAAGAAATTCTAGTGGTCAAGTAGTACAATCTATTAAAGTACCATTAGCATATGCACCTAAAGAAAAGTTTTTAACAAGATTAGAACAACAACCAAATTTATCTGATAGACAATTTGCAGTTACTTTACCTAAGTTATCTTTTGAGATAACAGGTCTATCGTATGATGGTGAAAGAAAACTTACAAGAGTACAAAAGTATAAGACTGTTAAATCTAGTGTAGATGGTAAAGTGATGAATTTTAATTATACACCTGTTCCGTATAATTTAAATTTTTCTTTATATTCATTTACAGCAAGTGCTGAAGCTGGTCTTCAAATAGTAGAACAAATAATACCGTTCTTTCAACCAGACTATACAGTAACAGTAAATGCAGTACCAGAATTAAATATTAAAAGAGATGTACCCATTGTTTTAAATAGTATACAATATTCAGATACTTATGATGGCAGTTACACAACAAGAAGAGCAGTTATCTATACATTGAATTTTACTGCTAAGACTTATCTATTTGGTCCTGATAATACAAGTAAAACTATTAAAGAAGTTAAGATTGATTTGTATGATGATACAGACACTACAAATAAGGCAAGAACAGAAAGAGTTACTACAACCCCTAATCCTACAAGTGCAGACGCTGATGATGATTTTGGGTTTACAACAAACATAGATTTCTTTGAAGATTCTAAGAAATATAACCCAGAAACAGACACGGATGAATAAATAGTATCATGACTAGAGCAAGAGACACAGCAGACTTATTAGTATCAGCGCCAACAGCACAGGCGTTAGAATCTAAAACAACTGTACCGTTATTTATGAATGGTGCAATGATGGTTCATCAAAAACAAAGAAGTTATACTGGTATAACAGGCACTGGATGGTGGGGACCGGATAGATATAAAATTGGAATGTCTAACATAGGAACATGGTCAATTTCACAAGACACAGATGTTCCTTCAGGTCAAGGATTTAAAAAGTCAATAAAGTTAGATTGTACTACAGCTGATGGTTCATTAGCTGCAGGCGACATAATGTATGTTGCTCAGTTTTTTGAAGGACAACAACTTCAATGTTTAAAAAAAGGAACTTCGGATGCTGAAAAAGTTACTGTTGCATTTTGGGTTAAGTCTGGAAAAACAGGAACACATATTTTTAATGTAGTAGATAATGATAACACTAGAAGTATATCAAAAGCATATACAATTTCATCAGCAAATACTTGGGAAAAGAAAGTAATTGTTATTGACGCTGACACAACAGGTGCATTGGGTAATGACAATGGTTCAAGCTGGCAGATGTTTTGGTGGATGGGTGGTGGAAGCGACTGGAGTGGTGGCACATTACAAACTGCATGGGGAAGTAAAGTAGAAGCTAATCGAGCAGTAGGACAAGTAAACTTAGCAGATAGTACTGATAATAATTTTTTATTAACAGGTATACAAATGGAGATTGGAGAATATGACGCTACATCATTACCAACATTTAGGCATATGTCTCACTCTGATGAATTGCTGAGATGTCAAAGATACTTTTTTGCTTTTGCAGATGGTGCCGACCAACAGTATGCTCTTTTAGGGCAAGGTAGTGCAGCTTCAGCAAATACTTTAGATGTTTTTGTGCAGACACCTGTTGAAATGAGAGCAGTACCAACATTAGATTTAAATAATGCCTCAAACTATTATCAAACTAGAGATGAGGATGGTAGTAGTAATTTTAGTGGAATGACAGGAATTCATTCATATTGTACAACAAAAAAATATGCAATGTATGTTAGTTATCCTGGTGGAATAACACAAGGTATGGGAGCTGTTGTAGCTACCAATAATACAGCTGCATATACATGGTTCAGAGCGGAGTTATAAAAAATGACAGCAGCTAGAAATTTATCAAGAGTAGTAGGAACATTAATAAATCAAGGTCTAAATAGACCTAACGCAAATCCTATCGTTATTAATGGAGATTTAAGAAATAATTCTTATGAAACTAATAATACACTTACCGGTTTAGGTGATAGTGATGAGGGTTATGTTATTCATGATAGAATAAGACATACAATTGACGCTGGTGCCGGTAGATATACAGCAGCTAATACAGCAATAACAGACTTGCCAGGTTTTACAAAATGTTTACATCTTGACTGTACAACAGCAGAAGCTAGTTTAGCAACAAATGGTAGTATTTTTAATATAGATTATAGAGTAGAAGCATTTGATATTGCAAGTTTATTAAATTGGTCAGATACTTCAAATAATACATCTGCTAAATATATTACAGTTTCATTTTATATGAAAACAAATAAAGCATTTAAATTTACAACAGGATTTATTAATAGTGATAATTCAAGAAATATACGAAAAGAATTTACAACATCAACATCATGGACAAGACATGTATTAACTTTTCCGCCTGACATAGGCAATAGTCCTAATAGTGATTTTGGAGAAGGTTTAAGATGGCGAACAACAATAAGTGCAGGTTCAGATTTTACATCTGGCACACTTGCAACAGATTGGGAATCAAATACTAGTGCAAATATGCATACAAGTAATACACCCAATAACTTTTTTGATAATACTGATAATGATATTAAAATGACAGGATTGCAGATAGAAATAGGACAATATAATTCTGATAATATTCCAGATTTTTCATTTAATGATGTTGCATATGATAAAGTAAGATGTGATAGATATTGTCAATCACAAGTAGATGGAGCTGACCAACTTCTTGGTTATGTAAACGCTTATAATACGACTGATGTTAATCTTGGTATGTATCATTTTGGAGTTTTTAGAACAACTCCAACAATAATTCAAAATGGTGGTACAGATAGTTTTAAAAATAATTCAGAAACTGCAACTCGTGGTCCTTGGGATAATATGAATTATACACAGTCTGGACATAAAAATGGTATAGCAATAGGTGCAAATGGTCAAGGAACTATAGGATATCAAGGAAGTACAGGTTATGTTTGGACTAACTCAACTGCTAGATTACTAGTATCAGCCGAGTTATAAATAATGATAGGAGAAAATAAATGGCAATAAAATATAAAAAAGTAGCATTAGATGGAACAGTTACTTGTATTAAAAAATGGGATGACGCTCAAAGTGAACCTAGACAGGTAAGTTTAATTCCAATAGCTACAGATAATACAGATTATCAAGAGTGGCAAGAATGGGATGCTATTGACGGAAATACAACCGAAGACGCTGACTAAAAATGACTATTAATAGAGAAGTAGCTAGAATAGCTTCCAGAACAAATAAGATAGACAGAAATCATGTGTATCCATTAATTATGAATGGAGACATGAGAAT